TTCGGGATGGGACCGGCACGGTGAAGTACTCCGTTCTGGTGAGCAGCAAGACCAGGGAGGACTCCACGGGCGGGGCAACGTACATCCTGGAAGGTTCTGATGTCCTATTCGACAAATGCATTCTGGGAGGATGGTTTGGCATCCATGCAATAGGCCGGTCATATGTGGAAGCCAGGAACTGCAAGATCACGGCCCCAGGTGGATGCTTCTGCACCACGGATCTGGCGCCTGTGCAGAGCACCATAATTGCAGAAGGGTGCACATGGGCAGGAACCAAAACGGCCATGCAAACGGGAGCAACATTTCAGGAGAGGTGATAAAAATATGTGTGGTGGATCAGGTGGTAGTGGCGGATCGGGAAGCGGGGGAAGAGGTGGTGGTGGAAGCACGAATCCGAATGACAACGGCATCACTGCGGCTCTTCGGAAAGAGTATGAGCCTCATCGAGTGACCGTTACACAAGCGAATGGCAGAACGATCATGGAGCATATCAATGGCCGGATAGAGATATATGACAGTGGAACTAAAGCGGTCGTGCAAAAGCCAGGCGGAAAAAGATATAATTACAACAATGTGATTAAGGCCCTCGGACATTTCGAGGACCTGGGCGGATTTAAGACTTAGAGGCGATCTCCAAAAGCCTGATTACGGCGTTTTCTGCTGGATACCCATAAGCACGAAGGGCTTCCAACGTATCCTTAGAGATCTGCATGGATGTCATGACAGGTTCCCGGAGAACACATTCGTCCTCAGTATTAAGGATACAGGCCTCGCCTGGCCGGGCTTCCGGATGGATGCAATTGGCGTGAAAGCCGTCCTTCTGGAGCTCTAAAAATTTGCACGAGGGCATTAGTAGCCCTCATCGTTGTGTACCTGATCGCAGTCCTCAAACTCGACTGTGACCGGCTTGATATCGTCTCTCCATTCCTTGCTCATCAGTTTTTCATTCATCTCATTGGTTGGCATACTCCACTATAGTATATATAACTATAAATAACTTTCGGTGATTTGCTGGATGGAATCCAACCGGGGCTACCAAAGGCCGCTTTTCATTTGCGACGGCGCTGATAGACTGATCTGCCCGGCCCAGAGCACCACCACGCGTTTAACCGCGCGCGGCGTGCTGAAAAAGCCGTCGTCGGCTGCACCAGGCCCGCACCACTGGTATGCTATATGCATTAGGAGGTTTCATGATTTACGTTTTAACCTATCCCGAGACGACCTGGGAGCGTATCAAGTTCCAGCTCTTCGGGGCCTGTCCATCTATACCTTGTAGCTACATCCGCAACGGCCCTGGTGTAGTCGAATGCATCACCGGCGAGGATTCCTGTCAGATGGTTCCCTTAAACGGTGTTATGCGTATTATCTGGAAAAGTGGCTACAAGGAAGCCCTCTCCCAGGCCCGCAAAGAGTACTTCGATGGCGTGGCCCAGTCTATGCAGCAGATGGCAGGCGCACCAGCCGGATGCTCATGTGGGGACGATGATGAGGATCCCGCAGTGGACGGCTATAACTGAGGTCTGAAATGCCCAGCTACACCCTCAACCTCGATAGGCGCGTAGATGCACTGATCGAGCTTCTCGACTGCCCAGTGCGGTGGTCTAGCAAGGAATATGTCATGTCTCTGGCAAACCATCTCGTGATGCGATGTGAGGGCGGTGGCAGGCCCGACCTGAGCGATAGGATTCGGGCAAAGGTTTCGGGCATCTCCCTGTAACCCCGATTTTGTCAATCAGTGTCAAATTGTCAATAGGTATTGTCATGGCGTTTGAATCGATAGCGGCCTATATAGATCAGATCGAAATGGGCTTTGAGAAGAAGGAGAGTCCAAAGGCAATTGCCAAACGGCTAGGCATATCCGAAAAGTGGCGTACAATCCATAGATACAAATCAGCCGTCTGGGACCTGAAAGACCTGGTAGCCGAATCCAAGGAGGAACGTGCTGCCAACCACGACAGCCGCCGGGAATCCGCCAAAATCGAGATCATAAAGAGCCTGGACCTCATAGACAAGATCAAGATGAGGGCCTGGCAGCATTTGGACTGGCAGGTGGGCGACGAATACGGTTCTGTGAACGATAACGGCCAGCCGGTCAAACGCAAAGCCTCTCCTGGCCAGGTCATCAACTGGCACCACCAGGCTACCGATATGGCCGCCAAAGCCCTGAAAGCAGAGCTTGAACTGGCGGGCGATGATCCCGAAAGCAGGAAAGCAGGGGCTTTAGAATCATTGACGGAAGCTGAGGCGGATGCAAGGCTCAAAGAACTCCTCACGATTCTCAACGAAACTAGAAGCGATCAAAGCGGCTGAGGACGTCCTTCGTTTGGAAGCCGCCAAAGATCCTGTCGTCTTCGCTCGTTATTACCTCAACACCACACCAGACCCCTGGCAAGCAAACTTCCTCCGATCCACCCACCCCCGCCTGTGCTTAAACTGCTCAAGACAGTCGGGCAAAAGCTCAACTGCTGCGATTCTGGCATTATGGGAAGCCATCCACAAGCCACGGAGTACAATAGTCCTGGACTCACCATCACTCAGGCAATCGCAAGAACTCATGCTGAAGTTCGCTGAGTTCTTAGATATGGTGGACAAGAACGTCAAACTGGACAGCGATACCAAACTTTCTGTTCGCTTCGCCAACGGCTCAAGAGTCCTGGCCCTCCCGGGTTCAGAGAAGACTATCCGAGGCATATCTGCCGTAACCCTCCTTATCTTGGACGAGGCGGCAGCAATACCGGACGAGCTTTATGGGGCAGTCCGTCCGATGTTGGCGGTGTCCAAGGGCAGACTCGTGCTCATGTCCACCCCACGTGGTGAGCAAGGGTTCTTCTATGACACTTGGGCGAAAAGCCGGGGCTGGGAAAAGATCGAAGTCCCATGGCAACAGTGCCCCAGAATCGATCCTGCCTTCATCGAGGAAGAGCGCCTTGAGCGTGGCAACGCCTTCGTGGCTCAGGAGTATGAATGCAAATTCATAGCCGCAGGAGCCACCAGGATACAGAGGGCCTGGCTGAAGTACGAGGACCATGCGCCAGCAAGGGAGCTACTTAGTATAGCTATTGGGGTGGATCTGGCCATATCCGAAAAAGCATCTGCGGACTACACGGCAGCAGCGGTCATGGGCAGAGACCTTGACGGCAATCTCCATGTATTGGACGTGCAACGGATGCGGGGCTCGTTCTCGGAGCAGATCACATTCATTGAGCAGATGGCAGCGAAATGGAATCCTTTTGTCGTGGCCATTGAAGAAGTCAACTACCAAAAAGTCATCATTCAACAGTTGTCAGCGGACACGATGCTGAATGTGCGTGGCATCAAGCCCATATCAGACAAGGTCTCCCGGTTTGCTCCCTTAGAAGCTCGATACGAACTCGGGCAGGTCTATCATTCGCGTGGGCTGCCCACAGAGTTTGAATCTGAACTTCTCTCGTTTCCGATGGGGGCTCACGATGATATGTGTGATGCGCTAGCGTATTCATGGCACGCACTGGGGTTCACTTCGTGTACAGAATGGGCACCACCGCTAGACGAACCCGGCATAGAAGACGAAGGCGTCTATTCAGGACCATACTGACATGTTCGACTCTTTACGCTCTAAAGTAATATCCTTCCTCGGGGGAGAGAAGCACGACTCATCGAGCCCCCTTCTATCTCTCGTGGGCCGGGAGTTCGCTACCCAGGAGTCCTACGAGGACAAGAGGATAGACGTATCCCAGCTTCTTGCCACGTCCGAGATAGGCCAGGTGGACAGCATCCTCCTGGGGATATTCAATCTCATGTTCAACGGCTGGGGGCTTATCCCGGTTCCACCAGACGGCATGGACCCAGAGGCCGCCTCAAAGATCTCTCCTGACATCCTCAAGCAGCTCTGGCGGTTCGATAAGGTCCTCGATCTCAAGTCTCTCATGGCCAAATGCTGGGTCGATAACCTGGCATTCGGGCCTGGATTGGTCGAGCTGGGAGTTCAGGTAGACGACGACGGCAACTTCGCCGATTGGGGCAGGCTAGACGACTGGAAAGGTCCCGAGTGGGCCGTCCATCTCGATGCCACCAGCTTTGAACAACCATCGCCGCACGGCATGATGAACTACCGGTACGTAGAGGGCAGGCTCCTGAAAGGCATCTGTTATGACACACAAGAACGTCGCATGGAGTACTGGCAGACTCAACCCAACGGCCAGGTACTCCAGATCCCAACCGGCAGGATACTCGTTGTCAAGGACAAGCGCTCTAGGTACGTAGACGGCAAAAGC